TCTGACTGACTTCAGAGGGTCGTACTGTGTTGGCGGCATCGACCTGTCACGAACCACAGATCTCACGTCTGCGTGCGTAGTGATTGAGAAAGAGGGCAAGCTCTATGTGTTTGCCAAGTTCTGGCTTCCGGCAGAGAAGATCGACGAAGCCACTGCTAAGGACGGACTGCCGTATCGTGCCTATATCCAGAGGGGAATCATGGGGGCATCGGGTGAGAACTTCGTTGACTATCATGACTGCTTTGAATGGTTCAGATCTCTTATTGAAGATTATGAGATTTACCCTCTCAAGGTGGGATATGACAGATATAACAGCCAGTACTTAACCCAAGACATGAAGGGTTACGGCATACATATGGACGATGTCTATCAGGGGGAGAATCTTAGCCCAGTCATTGACGAGACTGAAGGTCTGATCAAGGACGGCAGGATTCAGATCGGTGATAACGATCTTCTAAGGATTCACTTATTAGACTCAGCGACAAAAATGAACGCAGAAACATCACGCAAGAGACTCATTAAGGTATCTGCGAATGTTCACATAGACGGCACAGCTGCCTTACTTGATGCGATGTGCGTCAGGCAGAAATGGTATGGCGAGATCGGTGCGCAGTTAAAGAATGAGGAGTAGACTATGGGATTATTTGATTGGCTCTTTAAGAAGCCTAATGTTGATGTGGCTGATCATTACGATGGCTACTTCCGTACGTTAACGGCATACGAGCCGCACTTTACGACATGGAACGGGGAGATCTATGAGAGCGAACTGGTCAGAGCGACGATCGATGCGAGAGCCAGACACATCAGCAAGCTGAAGGTAGAGATTCAGGGAGCGGCGAAGCCGACGCTTCAGACGAAGCTGAGACTTAAACCGAATAACTGGCAGACATGGAGTCAGTTCCTTTATCGGACATCGACCATTCTGGACATGCATAACACAGCGGTGATCGTGCCTGTCTATGACGACCTGATGAACCCGGTCGGATATTACACTGTGCTTCCTAAGAAGTGTTCAATCGTTCAGGTTGATGGTGTGCCGTTCCTGAGATACGAGTTCATCAACGGGCAGCGGGCAAGCGACTATCTGAGCGAATGTGCAATATTAACAAAGTTCCAATACAAATCGGACTTCTTCGGCGAGACGAACCATGCTCTCGACCCGACCATGCGGATGATCCATCTGAATAACGAATCCATCAAGGAAGCGGTCAAGAATGGCGCATCTTATAAATTCATCGCCAGAGTCAATAACTTTACCAAGACCGAAGATCTGGCTAAGGAAAGAAAACGCTTCACAGAGGCAAATCTGAAAGCCGAGGAAGACAACAGCGGCATCCTCTTATTTCCCAACACCTACACCGATATCAAGCAGATCAGCATGGGCGGCGTGACGGTTCCTGAGGCAGAGATGAACGAGATCAGAACATCGGTCTATAACTACTTCGGTGTAAATGAGGATGTACTCCAGTCGAAAGCATACGGCGACAGCTGGGCGGCTTTCTATGAATCAGTAATCGAACCGTTCGCCATCCAGTTCAGCGAGACGATGACACAGGCAATGTTTACCGATCGGGAGCGTGCACAGGGGAGTTTGCTGATGGCAACATCCAACAGGCTCCAGTACATGACTACCACCGAGAAGCTGAATGTCAGCTCTCAGATGGCTGACAGAGGCATATTAAACAGAGACGAGATCAGAGAGATCTGGAACCTTCCGCCGTTACCGGACGGGCAGGGTCAGGCTTACACGATCCGAGGTGAATACTACTTAATGAACGAGGATGGCTCGTTCACACGGGAGGGAACAGATGGCAATCAAAGCTAACAGAGAGTACCGCAATACCGGGGTTCTTGAATCGAGAGAAGATAACGGCTATATCGTTGAAGGCTACGCTTCGACATTCGAGCCCTACCTGCTGTTTAAGGAAGGCGGCATTGAATTCTATGAAAAAATAGACGAGCGTGCTTTCGATAACACAGATATGACCGATGTCATATTCCTCAGAGATCACGAGGGAGCGGTCATGGCAAGGACGAAGAACGGCACCATCGAGCTGTCGGTTGACAGTCATGGTCTTAAATCAAAGACAGATCTGGGATTAACTGAGCGTTCCAGAGATATGTATGAAGACATCGCAGTGAGGAATTACACACAGATGTCTTTTTCATTCATCGTTGATGACGATGAATATATCGATGACGGGGAGAAGATCACCCGGCATATCAAATCTATTGAAAAGATATTCGACATCTCAGCGGTGGCGTTTCCTGCAAACTCAGGAACTGACATCGGCATTTCATATCGGTCTCTGTTTGACGGAGCGATCGAACAGAGGGAAGCGGAGAGACTGAAGTCCGAGATGATCGCCAAAGCTAAGGCACGGCTGAGATTGAGACTCAAACTGGAGGAAGAACATGGAAATTAAAGAAATGAATTCCGAACAGGTCGAGGCTCGTCTGGCAGAGATCCGCAGTCTGATCGACACGGAAGATGCTGACATTGAGGCTCTCACCAGTGAGGTGGACGCTCTGATCGAGAGAAGAGATTCGATCAAGAAGAGCGCAGCAGAGAAGCGTGCGCTTCTCGACAAGGTCGCAAACAGCGACATCAAACCGATCGCAGAGATCGAAGAAAGGGAAAACAACATGGAAGTAAGAGACTCCAAAGCTTACATCGAAGCATTCGCAAATTATTGCAAAACCGGGGACGATGCTGAATGCCGTGCGCTCCTGACTGAGAACGTAACTGGCGGAACTGTTCCGGTGCCGACATTCGTCGGTGAAATCGTCGCAAAGAGATTCTCCGAATCAAAGATCCTTTCCAGAGTCCGTAGAATGAATGCGGCAGGAAACGTCAAGGTCGGTTTCGAGATCTCCGCACCTGCGGCAGGCAAGCACACAGAAGGCGGTGCCGCTATTGCCGAAGAGGCTCTGTCTCTCGGTATTGTTGAACTCAAGCCCGAAACCTTCAAGAAGTGGGTTTCCGTTTCCGATGAAGCACTCGACAGCATGAGCGGTCAGGCTTATCTGGAATACATCTATGACGAGGTTACTCGTGGCATCGTCAAGGCTCGTGAGAATGCTGTCGTTGCGGCAATCCTTGCGGCTCCGCAGACAGCAACAGCTACACAGCCCGCAGTCGCTAAGACTGGCACAGCGGCAGGCGCAATCGACGATCTGATTCAGGCTCGTGCGCTTCTGTCCTCTGCGGCTGAAAACCTCGTGGTGATCATGACTCCGGCTCAGTACGCAAACTACAGATCACTTCAGCTCTCTGCTTCTTACGCAGTTGATCCGTTTGACGGTCTCGAAGTACTGTTCAACGACACAGCAACGGCTCCGATCATCGGCGACCTCGCAGGCGTTATGGAGAATCTGCCGAAGGGTGATTCTATCGAATTCAAGTATGACGACAAGACCGACATGAAGAAGGATCTGGTCAACGTACTGGGCAGACAGCCGTCTGCAATCGCAGTTGTCGGCAACAAATACTTTGCTAAGGTCGCCGCATGATCATCGAACTCACCAGAGACACAGCTGTGAGACTCTCCAAGGGGACAGTGATCGAAGTCTCTGACGATGAGGGGAAACGGCTGATTGCCTTCCACAACGCAAAGAAGGCGAAGAAGGAAACAAAGAAAAAGAAATAAGGAGACACAGACATGGGATGTGATGCAAAAGCTATGGCACTGAACAGAGTGAAGCTCGCTCTGCGCATTTCGGAGGACGAGTTTGACAGCGAGATCACTGATCTCATGTCTGCCTGTCTTCAGGACTTAGGGATCGCAGGTGTTGAGCCTGTGCTGACTGATCCGATCGTCCGTCTGGCAGTAACCACGTATGTGAAAATGCATTTCGGCGAGCCGGATGAATATGACAGGTTAAAGAAGTCATATGACGAACAGAAAGCACAGTTATCAATGGCATCGGGGTATACTTCATGGACAGATCAAGCGTGATTTATCTCATCTCTGAAGAATTCGCACCGAATTCGATGGGAGTGCTTGAGCCGACCGAGACCAGACGCAAGGTCTACGCACAGCATCAGTCTGTAACGGCTGATGAATGGTTTGACGGCGGGCGCAATGGTCTCAACCCTGATATGAGATTCCTTATGTTCAGACCGGAGTACAGAGGCGAACAGATCATCGAATTCAGAGGGCAGAGATACGCAGTGTATCGCACGTATGAAACACGCAACGACATCATCGAACTGTATGTCGAGCGAAAACAGGGGGATGTATGAGCAAGACAGTAGGAGCCGAAGACTTCCGCATGGAGGTCATGCAACTTCTTGATGAATACGGCAAGGATGCCCGGATGGTATTGAATGACACCATCCCGGAAGCGGCGGATATCTGCGTGAAGATGATCAGAGGCAATTCAAGAAAGCAGACAGGCAAGTATGCAAAAGGATGGACGAAGAAACAGCAGTATTATCGTGGTTTAGGCACCTCTTACGTGGTCTATAACCGGGACAGATACAGAGTCGCTCATCTTCTGGAGCGTTCCCACAGGATCAAGAACCAGTGGAACACATACGGCTCTACTGTGGGCGATAACGTCATCAGAGACGCTACCGACTACACAGAGCAGTGGCTTGTGACTGAAACGGAAAAGAGGCTTAAAGGATGACATTCGACGAGATTTATGATGCGGTTCTTGAAACAGGTTTACCTGTGGCAGTGAACTTCTTCGAGAAGGACATCCCGACGCCGCCTTATATCGTAATTACGTACCCTCAGAATAACGATATGTACGCTGATAACTCTAACTATGCAGAGATCACTCAGATCGACATCGCACTCTACGCCAAACGCAAGAATGCGGCTCTGGAGCGTTCTGTTGAGAGCGTTCTGAAAGAGCATTTCGGTTCTTGGTTCAAGAGTTCGGAGTGGGTCAACAGCGATCATTTGCAG